ATGAAAAAGAAGTTGACTACGAAAATGACGACGAAGAAAACGAGTTGTTAAGTAGTGAACCAAAACAAAGTTTATTAAACAAAATTGTAAACTTGGTTTCAACAGGTGACGCAAGACCAAACATAACAAGTAAACAAGACAAAACTATTGACGGGGTAAAGTTTGTTGTTCGTTATAAATACGAAGGCGAAGTAACGGACAATCCACGTGAATTTTGTACACAAATGGTAAAAGCAAACAAGATTTACCGTAAAGAAGATATTTTAAATATGAGTACACAAGTTGTTAACGCAGGTTGGGGGCCAAAAGGAACAGACTACTATTCTATTTGGTTATACAAAGGCGGTGGAAATTGTCACCACAGGTGGAATAAACAAGTTTATGCAGTCTTTGAAGGAACAGGATTAAACATAACCGCAAACACAAAAAAATTAGCACAAGCAAAAGCCGCTAAATTTGGCTATGTAGTTACTAATCCAAGTTTAGTTGCAACACGTCCAATCGACATACCAAACACACACGGTTTTTTACCTTCTAACAAACGTTTTCAATAATGGCAGACGCACTTTTAGTCACAAGACAAGATTTAGTTAAATTTACTTCGTTAAATGGAAATGTTGACACGGACAATTTTATACAATACATCAAGATTGCACAAGATACAGACTTGCAAAATTTTACCGGTACGAAGCTATTAGACAAGATAAAAGCGGACATAATAGCAAATACATTAAGTGGTAATTATTTAACGCTTACAACGACTTATTTAAAACCAATGCTTATACATTTAGCAATGAAGTATTATTTGCCGTTTGCAGCTTACACGATTTCAAACAAAGGTGTTTACAAACACAATTCTGAAAATTCAACAAGCGTAGAAAAAAACGAAATAGACTTTTTAATTGAAAAAGAAACACAAATAGCACAACACTACACACAACGCTTTATTGACTACATAAGCAACAACACAAATTTGTTTCCTGAATACAACACGAATTCAACAAGTGATATGTTTCCAGACACAAACAATAATTATACAGGGTGGTACATTTAAGAACATACAAACCAAAGGAAGTCAATATCGTAAAGTTAAAGACTTACCTAAACACTATAAAAAATGGGAAGTAGTTGGGGTTCTTTACCTTCGAGAACAAGTCCAAAAGGCGGTCAACGTGGTTGCCTATGTAAAGACGGAAAAAGCTATTCTATAAAGTGTTGTAACGGAAGTTTAAGCGCACAAGGAATAGGTAATATTACAGGAACTGCTGCACCTATAATTATACCAAGTGCATACAGAATAACAGAAATAAGCGACCAAAGAATAACAGAAAATAACGATAACAGAGTAACACAATAAATAAAATAAAATGGCAGATATAAAAATTAGTCAATTAACCGCAAAAGGAACACCAATAGCTAATACTGATTTAATAGAAATTAGTGAAAGTGACGGAGCAGGTGGTTATGTAACAAAGTCGGTTACAGGTGCAAATATTATAGGTTCAAAGCAAAACACTTTAATAAGTGGTACTAATATAAAGACGATAAATAGTACTACATTATTAGGAAGCGGTGACTTAACAGTACAACCTACTTTAGTAAGTGGCACAAACATAAAAACGATAAATAGTAATTCGATTTTAGGTAGTGGCGATTTAGTAATAACGGGCGGTGTATCTTCAGTTTCAGCAACAACACCTGTAGTCGCTACAGGAACGACAACACCTGTTATTAGTTTAGCTTCAAATTATGGAGACACTCTTAACCCGTATGCTTCAAAGACTGCAAATAATATTTTAGCAGCACCAAACGGAAGTTCAGGAGTACCTACATTTAGAGCTATTGTAAGCGCAGATATACCAACACTTAACCAAAACACAACAGGCACAGCAGACAACGTTACAGGAATTGTAGCAGTAGCTAATGGTGGCACAGGCACAGCAACTCCAAGTTTGGTAGCAGGAACGGGTGTAACTATTACAGGGACTTTCCCTAATCAGACTATTAACTCTTCAGGTGGTGGCGGTGGTAGTACAGGTTTACAATCAGCGGTTTATAGTTCTATATTTCCTTTACATACATCAAACTCACTAACTGCTGGTACTGCTACAGGTCATATTCTTTCAAGTGCTAGTATGCAATACGTTCCTTATATACCAAACACAACTTTTACTTGTGTAGAGTTTGCTATTAATGTAGTAACTGCACAAGCAACAGGATTAGCAAGAATTTGTGTTTATTCTTCAAGTAATAATCAACCTACTAATTTATTATACAGTAGTACTAATTTAGATTGTTCAACATCAGGTGTAAAAAGTGTTATATCTTCTTTTGTTTTTACACAAGGAACAATTTATTGGTTAGGTATTCAAACAAATGTTAATAGTATTTCATTTACAGGATTAAACGGCATATCTTGTATACCATTATCTTGTAGTGTTTCGGGTACTCAACAAACTTCTTGGTCTCAAACTGGACTTACATACGCAAGTGGGGCGCCAAGTGTAGCAAATCCAAATGGTTTTGTTTCTAGTAGTTCAATTCAAATATCAATGAAAAAATAATAAAATTATGGCACAATTAAGAAACGAAATTTATGATGAGAACGGACTTGTAAGAGTTGAGTTCATTGAAGTAGAAAGTCCTACTCAAAAAGAACTAATACAAGAAAAAGAAGCACAGCTTTTGGCTATGTATGAAGAGTTGAAAGCACTTAAAGGAGAATAGATGAAAAGTAACTATTTAGCAAGTCTTTATTTTATAGCGGGTTTTTTAACTTCGTTTTCTTTGATTTGTCAAGGCACAGAACCCTACATTAATTTGGCTGGAGTTACTTTGTTTTTTTACTTAACTTTCAGTTTAACTGAAGCACTCGAAGACTTATGAAACTACAACTTTATTTATTACTTTACACAATTAAAAATTCAGCGTTGAAACTTATAACAATTTGCTTTTCGTTTTTTTTACCTATTAGCGGAATACTTGGTTTATTGTTTGCGTTAATTTTAGCAGATACAGTTACCGGTATTTGGAAAGCAAAACACCAAAAACAAGAAATAACTTCACGCAAACTTTCGGCGATAGTTTCTAAATTACTTTTATACGAGTTAACGGTTATACTTTTTTACCTTATAGACTATTTTATTCTTAACCAAATAATTTTACAATTCTTTTCAGTTCCATTAATGCTTACAAAAGTTTTAGCTTTAGTTCTGGCAAGTATTGAAGTTATGAGTATAAACGAAAATTACAAAGTTGTTAAAGGAATAGACATTTGGCAGTCGGCAAAATTACTATTTGCACGAGCGAAAGAAGTTAAAGACGATTTAAACAAGTTAAAATGAATTTAAGCGCACACGTTACTTTAAAAGAGTTTCAAGCTTCAGGAATAGCAACTTTACGAAACCTTAACAACCAAATGAACGAGTCGCAAATTGCGTCCGCAAAACTTTTGTGTGAAAACGTTTTTGAACCTTTAAGAATTTATTTGAACATACCGATAGAAATTAGTTCGGGTTTTCGTAGTTTACAGGTCAATAAAATGATAAAAGGAAGTTCAACAAGCCAACATACAAAAGGCGAAGCAATGGACTTACAAATTGACGCTAAAGGTTTTAATTTTATTAAAGACAAGTTAGACTTCGACCAACTTATTTGGGAGTTTGGAAACGATGAAAATCCTTCGTGGGTTCACGTTAGTTATAGTTCTAAAAATCGTAAACAAGTATTAAAAGCAACCAAAAAAAATGGGAAAACTATTTATTCTAATTACTAGCATTTTTCTTTATTCGTGTTCGGCTCAATACCATTTGAACAAAGCAATTAAAAAGGGTTTTAAATGTGATGAAACAGGCGATACAATTCGTATTACAACTTTGGATAGTATTCCGGTTATTGTAAACGACACAATAGTTTGGGAAAAGTTTATAAGCACTAAAGACACGGTTATACAATACAAGAATGTTTACGTTCCAAAAACACGAATAGAATTAAAACGTGAATACAAAATAAAAATAAAAACTATCTATAAAGACAAGGTAGTTGAAAAAGCACAAGCACGAGCTGAAGGCAAAAAGAACCGACCAAAAGGAAACCTTAACTTACTTTTTGTAGGTGTTGGAATAGGTTTATTGCTTTCGTACTTATGGAAGTATGCAAAAAAATCATTAATCTAAATTTTTATGGCAAATAACAGCGCAAGGTTTCGACTAAAACAGGACGAAATCGAAATACTTATGCAGTATCGTGGCATAAAAGAAGCAACAGACGAAGCTGGAGTTGATGACAAAGACGTTAAACACGGTTGGTTAAAAACTAAACAAGCAAGTTTATTCTTTAAAAACCCAAACTTTAAAGCTGAAGAACTAAACGAGATACAAAGAATAAAAGACGAATGTATAAAAGAAGTAAAAAAATACGCACCAAAATATACTGATACAGCAATAAAATATGATATTGATACAGACGGACATTTACTTGTAATTGATATTGCGGACTTACATATCGGAAAATTAGCAACAGCATTTGAAACAGGCGAAGAATATAATTCACAGATAGCCGTTAAACGTGCAAAAGACGGACTACAAGGCATTTTAAACAAAGCTAAAGGGTTTTATATAGACAAAGTATTATTTGTTGCAGGAAACGACATATTGCACACCGATAACACCAAACGAACTACAACAGGTGGAACACCGCAAGACACGGACGGTATGTGGTACGACAATTTTCTAATGGCAAAAAATTTATATATAGAACTTTTAGAAAAGTTATTAAGTTTTGCAGACGTTGAAGTTGTTTACAACCCAAGCAACCACGATTTAACACACGGCTTTTTCTTAATGCAGTTAATAGAAGCGCATTTTAGTAAGTCAACAATCAATTTTAATGTTAATTTGCTACACAGAAAAGCATTTAAGTACGGAAACAACCTAATAGGCACAACACACGGAGACGGAGCGAAAATCGAAAACCTACCTTTATTGTTAGCAACTGAATTTCCAATACTTTGGAGCAAAACTAAACACCGATATATTTATTCGCACCATATTCACCATAAAACAAGTAAAGATTTTATAGGAGTAACATTTGAAACGTTACGTTCTCCTTCAGGAAGTGATAGTTGGCATCATAAAAACGGATATACAGGCGTTCCAAAAGCGGTTGAAGGTTACGTCCATCACAAAGAATTTGGACAAATTGCAAGATTAACGCATATTTTTTAGTTTGATTAAATAATTTATAGTATATTTGTCATTCATAGTTGAAAAAAAGAAAACAGTTGTAAGCTCCCCAGCACGCAGCTGTTTTTTTTTGTCAAAAATTTTTACAAAAAAA